AGGATTAATAATCTCAATTTTTTGTAGAGTATGAGACATTTATAAGGAGTTTTTATTTATTTAGACGGAATTTTGCATAAGGTATAGATAACATCTCATCAAGTTCATCATACTTTATTACATGAAGTTTGCCAGCAACTTCTTCCCAAGTATATTGCCTACCTTCTCTCCAATGAAAATTGATTGCTTTGAATCCCCATCTCTCTAATGAAGTACAAGCAATCAATGGATGTTGGTCATATTCAATTTCCGGTGTTTTGGGGTTGTATATAAAAGTATAAAATTTTCCTGGCTCTGGATATAATACTTCTTCTTTTAAAGAATCCATAATAATTAACATCAAATCTTCTGGGTCATTAGTTCCAGCCTCAGCAATTTTCTTTTTGAGCTCTCTCATTCTTGGGGGAACACTTGCATATTGCCCGAAACCTTCTGCCATTACCCTATACCCAGTTCGTTTTCTGTGATGATCTTGAATCCAATCATATTATCCTTACAGAATTCTTCTGCTGCTTTCCATTTTGCTTGGTTTGTAGCATAAGTATAGGCTTCGTAGATATATGATTTTGTTACTCTGGATTTCTGCTGTGGAGGAACTGTTTGTTTTTTCGGTTTAATCTCTACAATATACTTCTTAATTTCTCCAGACTGTTCTCTTACCTTAATAATAAAATCTGGAAAATAATTTCTTACTTTTTGCTTCACTGGGTCATAATACTTGATGCGAATTTCTTCTGAGCCCCAAGCAATTATATTTTCATTTAAATCACACCAACGGCAGAATTTTCTTTCCCAACTACTTCTACAAATAATGTTATTTGGGTCTCCTATGTACTTTTTTGGATATGATGGTTTATATTTACTCTTAATACTTTCTGCCATTATCCTTACTACATAATATATACGGTCAAAAAATATTTATAAATGGTATTCGACCCAGTTAGAAGAACAGTAAGGTCAGTGTCGGACATTAAGTCCAAACTACTGAACCCAGCACTAACATCTCATTTTGAGGTATCAATTCCCATTCCCCCTGGACTCTCTGGGACTAATGGCAGAAAGTATTTCGAAGCGAATGGAATATATCAATTTGAGGGAATTAAGCAAGATACTTTGAATTTGCTTTGTTGCGAAACAGTGCTTCCTGGATCTAATATTGCGACCATTGATATTAACAGCGATTATCACGGAACTACTCATAGACACGCTTCAAGAAGAATTTATGATGATAGAATTGATATGACATTTTATGTCAACGCTGGCGAATATCTTCCAATTAGATTTTTTGAAGTATGGATGAAATATATCGTTGGAGAAAGTGTAGCTCAAGGTCCAGAGAAAACTGAAGGTGTACGCAGACCTGGTTCTTTAGCTACAAATTATTTTTATAGAATAAATTATCCAACCAATTATGTTTCTAAATCGGGATTATCTATCACAAAATTCGAAAGAACTGGTTCTAAAGATTTTTATTCTGGAGGAACATTGAGTTATCAATTTGTTAACGCATTTCCTATTTCTATATCTTCAATGCCAGTTTCTTATGATACTTCATCTCTACTAAAATGTACCGTGTCTTTTTCTTATGTTAGGTATGTTCTTTACCCAACTGGAAGTAAAGAACCTCTTCATTCGGACGCCCAATCTTCTTTTGGCGATTTTGTGGACCCAGAAACTCAAGCAATATACAATAATGCACAATTTAGCATTGGTGATATGGCACTTCCTGGTCTTGATGGTGCTGGAGCTTTGGCAACTTCTTCTCCATCATCCTTTACAGTTGGTGGAGTATCTCAACAAGCAGCAAATTCTTCTGGAAATTCAGTCAGAGCATAAGCATCTAAATAATCACATCTGATTTTCTCTATAGGTCATTATGCCATTACCTAAGATTTCTACACCGACTTATGAACTTGAATTGCCTTCAAGTGGAAAAACAATTCTTTACCGACCATTTCTTGTTAAGGAAGAAAAGTTATTAGTAATTGCTTTAGAAAGCGAAGACAATAAGCAAATTACTAATGCAATTAAGAATGTCATCAAAAGTTGTATTTTGACTAAAGACATTAAAGTAGAAAATTTACCAACTTTTGACATTGAGTTTTTATTTCTCAATATTCGCGGCAAATCTGTCGGAGAAGATGTTGAGGTTAATATTATCTGCCCTGATGATAATGAAACTAATGTTTCTGTGAGTATTAACTTGGATGATATTAAAGTACAAAAAAATCCAGAACATACCAATAAAATTAAGGTAGATAGTAGTATTATGATGGAAATGAAATATCCATCACTTGACCAATTCATCAAAACTAACTTCGATTTTAAAAATGAAAATGCAATGGAACAATCTTTTGATTTGATTGCATCTTGCATTGATAAAATCTATACTGAAGAAGAAGTATGGTCTACGGCAGATGTAACTAAAAAAGAGGTTACTGAATTTTTAGATCAAATGAATTCCTCACAGTTCAAAGAAATTGAAAAGTTCTTTGAAACAATGCCAAAACTTTCTCATAAAATCACTGTCAAGAACCCAACTACTGGTGTTGAAAGTGAAGTAGTTCTTGAAGGGTTAGCGTCTTTTTTCGCGTAGCCATGGTCCATATGGACCTCGAAAACTACTTCCGACTTAATTTTGCCTTAGTACAGTACCATAAATATTCTTTATGGGAGATTGAAAATATGATCCCGTGGGAAAGAGATGTTTATGTTGGTCTTTTGGAGCAACATCTTGAAGAAGAGAGGATGAAGCAACAACAGCAAAGCTCACAACTGTAAGGCATCATGGCAACAGTAAATGCACAAAAAATGATGGGTAGAACGACAACGGTTCGTTCTTCTGCTTTTGCTGCTCAACCTCAACAACAATTAATATCATCCCCTGCAGACACTGCCATCCTGCAGGACATATCTAAATCATTAACAAATATCATTCAACTTCTCTCTCAACAAAATGTTCAGACAAAGAGAGATGTTGATGAAACAAGAAAAAGTCAGGAAAGAAGTAGAAGACAGGGTATAGAACTTGGTCTGGAAAGATCTTTTGCAACCGTAAAGAATGTAGCACAATCTGTTGTTGCTCCAGTTAAAAGTATATTAGACCAGATAATACAATTTTTTGTTACCGTATTTCTTGGTAGAGCACTTATATTATTATTAAATTGGTTTGCGGACGAAAAAAATAGGAGCAAAATTCGCTCCATAATGAGATTTTTGAGTGATTGGTGGCCATCTCTGGTTGCTGGTTATATTTTATTTGGTACTGGGTTTGGTAGAGTTGTAAGAAAAGTTGCTGGAGTTGCCGTTGGGTTAACAACCAGACTTATTGTAATTGCAGCAAGATTATCAAAAGCAATTGCCACTGGACAAATACTAAAAAGAAAGGGGATTGCCTCCGTATTTGCTGGTGGTGGAAAAATTGGTGGATTGCGCGGTGGTCTTCTTCAACTTGGAGTTGCCGGTGCAGCTGCTGTTGGAACT